TGATAGCTGGTGTTATGTCTGCAGGTGGTATTGAGTTATACAAACAGATACTATCTCCGAATGAATATAAGAAATTAAAGAGAACTATATTGGGTTATGAAGCACCTAGAAAGAGTATGCATTGATATGAGTGGTATGCATTTACTTCCAGCATATTGGACTACAAACAATTCTAAGAAACGTAAGAAGAAAAAGATATCCAAACGTATGGAACAAGAGTTGATACAACATGAGAAGTTTTTAAAGAGAATGGGAGTAGACCCCAACTACAAACGCAAGCCCACCCCCCTAAAACTGGACAGGCCCCATGTGAAACTTCCAGAGAAAAAAATTACGGAGTATGAGTGGAAAGTACAAACAAAGAAAGATGCCAAACAATACAATGGTAATGCTGTATTGGGTCAGGCATATAACAAAGGTAACTTAGTTGTTCTAAGTGCCACAGAGGCTAAAGATTCAGCCACAGGAAAGAGAAGATGATTAGAATAAGTACCATATGTATAGCAGCGTTATTGTTGAGTGGTTGTATGACTACGCTAGAGGTTGGAGCACATTATGCAAAAACAGCATATAATAAATGTGAGGCCCTTGACAATTGGCAATGTTTATGGTATGATGAATAAAATCGAAATAGGCGATAATCTTGTTTGAGAGAGATTACAAGTATTGTAATGTATTATGATGAGTAGACTAGCACCTTGAGTGCAGCCGCGAGAGACTTGAAGTTACTATAGTCGATTTTAGAATTAGCCCGCGTTTCGCAGCCGAAACAAGTTTGGAGAAAAATATGGAGCTACCAGTTAAGGATTGTTATTATGATTTTGGAATGAGGCTTCCAGTTTATGATATTAATATTCTGAATGTAACGAATGCGATTGAAAAGAATGCAGACTTTACGTTGCACGAAAATCTTGAAAGAATAATTCTTGAAACTGGTGATGAGATGAATCAGTCTACGAATGTCAAAGCAGATATGACAAACTGGACTATGCATGAAACTCATACTGAATTTAAAAAACTTTCAAATATTGTAATCGGTATTGCTACACATCTCACTAAAGAAAAACCACCTCTTTATACTTCTGAATGTTGGGGTGCTGTTTATGGTGAGGGTGAAGAAACAAAAGAACATAATCATTGGCCCTATCTTTGGAGCTGGTGTTATTATGTCAAAGCCCCAGAGGGTTCAAGTCCTCTAGTCTTTCCACAAACAAAACCGATTATGTGTTTTGAACCAAATGAAGGTGACTTGATTATCTTTTCATCTCTTGCAAGACATAGTGTTCCCCCATGTAAATGTAAAGACAAACGAATCATGATTGCAGGGAATATCGGAGTTCAACAAATCTAATTGTATAAATAAAATTTCCAAACTTATTAAAGGAGATTTAAACTGGTCAAATATAGAGTTTGCTCTAAGCAAGTTCTTCAAAAAGATTTGAAATTAGTTGATGCCCGAAAAGTAATATCCCAATTAAATAAAGATAATGAGAATGAAGAACTCGTATACGAGCTAGAAAAATATAAAGAATATGAACCTAAAAGAAAAACAAGACAACTTGTTAAGGATAAAAATTTACCAAATCTTACTTATATGAAACTTAAATAATTCCTTATAAATAACACAGTAAGGAGTCTAACTATGTCTGAAAATTATTTTATGGGTCTTGATGGTTTCATTTGGTTTACTGGTGTTGTAGAGGATAGGAACGATCCAGATGCTTTGGGTCGTGTTCGTGTACGTTGTCTAGGATTTCACACAGAAGATTTAACAGACATTCCTACAAAAGATTTGCCGTGGGCTACTGTTATGGCTCCAACGACAAATCCATCTATGCAGGGATTAGGTAATACCCCATCTTTTCTAGTTGAGGGTTCTTGGGTAATAGGTTTCTTTGCAGACGCAAAAGATAAACAACAACCTATTGTTATTGGAAGTCTGCCTGGCAAACCAGAAGGTGCACCAGACCCCTTTGTAGGATTTAATGATCCGCGTAGTCCTTATAGTGAACAGCCAGAATATGCTGGAGAACCAACTTATGGCCCATATCCAGTAGATGGTGAAGAATATGTTATGCCCTCTGGACATGACATAGGTGAATCTGATACAAGTAGACTTGCACAAGGTGAGGCTGGAGAATCACATGACCTACTTATAGAAAGAAGAACAAATAGACAGACTGAAGTTCAGACAGCAACACAACCATTTCTTCCAACAGTATCAGATGAGGCAGTTCAAGAAGATAGAGAAAGTTTTGATGAGCCTCACCCAAAAGATATTGATTATAATAATGAAGATGGTGATGACTATGGAGTCTATCGCTCTGGCCTTTATCCATACAATCATGTTTTTGAATCTGAGTCTGGTCATCTTACAGAAGTAGATGACACGCCAGGCGGAGAAAGACTCTTTCGTTCTCATGCAGCGGGAACGTATGAGGAAATAGTAGCAGATGGAAGTAAGACAGTAAAAGTTGTAGGTGATAATTGTGAAATTATTATGGGTGGTTCTAATGTTTATATTGCTGGTGCAGTTAATCTAACTATTGCTGGAACTGTTCGACATCTTGTAAAAGGTGATTATCATTTAGAGGTAGAGGGAAACTATACACAAAAGATAGGTAAGAACTTTAAAAGAAAAGTTGGTTATGGTGAGTCAGGCGGAAATGTTGAGGAAGAAATAAATGGTAATCATGCATTTAATATTACTGAAAGTGTAAAGGGTCGTATTGGTGGAGATGTTGATGTGACTACAGAGGGTAATGAACAAAGAATTAATAATGGTAAATATAAACTAGTTGCAAAGAGTGATATCTTTGCAGCAACAACTGGTGGTAAACTTACACTTAACGCTATTGATAATGTTTCAATAGATACTGTATCTGGTATTATGGCAATCAAATCAGGTACAACATTAAATATGAAATCAGCAACAAAAATGACAATCACTTCAGAAGCAGATATTGATATGGATTCTGGTGGTGGTTCAGCAACAGCAACAAATAGTGTTAATATTAACAATGGTTCAAAAGGTGCTGCCCGTCTTGATGATACTGTGGATACTGGTGATGACCCAGCAGGTATATCTGGTTCAGATGGTTCTAACAAAATTGAGTCTGCATCTGCAACTGTGTTCATAGGAGATTAAATAATGGCAAACTTTACTATTCCAAATCTTTGTGGGGCAAGTCCAGAACTTAATACAGCATCACTAAAGATTGAAAGTTTAGAAAATGAAATTACAGCTAAGTTAGATGCAGCTGCATCTGAAGCTGCTGCAGCTTTTAACACAGCATTAACTGATGTCAAGTCTGGTCTAGACGGACTTGCTTTAGATTTACCAGAAGTACCAAATGTAAATTTTCAATCTGAACTTACAAGTCTTATTAATGATATTGATAAAACTACAATAGAAGGCATCGCAGCTTTTAATAATAAGTTAGCAGAACTTGAAAAAGATTTTGGTAGCACACTTAAAGAAAAAGGTTTAGAACTAGATAAGCTTATTACAGATGCCACATCAAAATTAGCAACAGGTGGTGATGTATGTGCTCTTGCACCAAACATAGAAATACCTGCAGCAAATTCTGGAACTGGAGTTACTACAGAAGAAGTTGAAGATAGAGTTAGCAATGCTGCCACACTTACCTTATCAAAAACACCTAAAGAAATTTTAGAGGTTCAAGGTAAAAAGACCAATCAACCTTTTTTTTCAAATATAAATTATTCACTTAATGGTAAGATAATAGTTCCAAAGGCGACTGGAACTTATGAGACCATTAAAGCAAAATACATTGTAACACTTATTAAAGAGAAACCAGTAGAAGTTAAACAAGCTGCAGAACCACCAGAGAAAGAAGCAGTTTCAGTTGTTTCTACAAATAATGAAGCAGTAAATAAAAAAGCAGAATTTAAATTAAATAATCTTTTTAAAAAATTAGATAATTTAACACTTGGAAATGTAGATAGTACTAAAGTAAATGCTGATATAACTAAAGCACTTGGAGCAATTAAATCACCAGAGTTTAAAGCAAAGATGCAGGCTGATTTGGATTATGCAGCTGCAGAAAGAAAAAAACTATTTGCAGACCCACTTAATTATAAACAAGTAACAGTTAACAGTCCTAGTAGTTCATCATCAGGCAAAACACGAACAGTAAAAGTTAATACAGTTGAAACTCAAAATACTGTAACAACAGAAAAAGTTACAACCTCTGGTGGTGGTGTTACAGAAGTTAAAAGAACTTCAAAGGCAACATTATCTGATAAAGGATTTACTCATAGACAAGTAAGAAAAAAAGAAACCTTTATAAGAACTGGTTTTCAACTTACCACTAACTCAAACGCTAATTCAAAAGGAAAAAAGTTTAATCCAAAAGTTATAGCAAAATTAAATAAAAGACCTCAACAAGCTGATTTAACATCATTTGTTATGAAACAAATACCATATGATGTAGAAAGAGTCTATGCTAGGTCTTATAACGCAGATGGCACTTATCAACAATATGAGTGGGGAGTTTTTACTGGGCCCAGCGGAAAAAGGAAACTTGAATACCAAAGTATAAGAAATAATATATTACCAGATTGGACAACAGCTGATAAAAACATAAAACTTGAATATAATAATAGAGTTACAAATAAACTTGAACCAGCTTTTCCAAAACCAATAGATTTAATAAAAATAACTTATACTTATGTTGAAAAAATAGACCCCAATTATAGTGGTTAATCGTTATAAATAAAACAAAGATGAGGAGTCTTCAAATTGGCATTATATGACGCTGCAACACAGAACACCTCTAGTAGAAATGCTAGACAGTATACAGACCTAGATTTGTTCTTTGGTAAGAAATCATCTAATTCTGATGTACAAGAAATAACTGATGTAAAAGCAGTAAAGCGTTCTATTCGTAATTTGGTTTTACTTAACCATTATGAAAAACCTTTTCACCCAGAGATTGCATCTGGTGTCAGAGATATGTTGTTTGAACTTATGACTCCAATTACAGCACAAATACTTGCGAGAAAAATAGAAGATGTAATTAATAACTTTGAACCAAGAGCAAGATTGGTTGGAGTTACAGCAATTCCAAACCTAGATAAAAATGCTTATGAAGTATCTATAGAATTTTATGTCGTGAACACCCCTACTGAATTAGTTGACTTATCAGTTATGTTAGAGAGATTACGATAATGGCAGTAAATGATAAAAGATTAAAAGTTACAGAACTTGACTTTGATAATATTAAAGATAACTTAAAAGTTTTTCTTAAAAATCAAAATCAATTTAAAGACTATGACTTTGAGGGTTCTGGTATGAACATACTTCTTGATACCCTTGCATACAATACACACTATTTAGCATACAATACTAACATGGTTGCAAATGAAATGTTTTTAGATAGTTCAAGTTTACGATCTAGTGCAGTATCTCATGCTAAGACTTTAGGATATGAGGTGAGTTCTGCACGAGCACCTATGGCAACTGTTAATGTAGTATTATCTACTAATGCATCTACAAAGACAATGCCTGCAGGAACTGCTTTTACTGCTTCTGTTGATGGAACTAATTATCAGTTTGTAACTATCGCTGATGTTACTGCCAGTAACATTGGTAGTGCTGTTAATTTTGATTCTACTAATATTTATGAGGGAACGTATGTTACCACAAAGTATATTGTAGACTCTAGTGATATTGACCAGAGATTTATTCTTACAGACCCACGCTCTGATACATCAACTCTTACTGTTAAAGTTCAAACATCAGCCACAGATACTACAACTACAACTTATACAAAAGCAACAGATATATCACAACTCACTGCTTCTAGCACAGTTTATTTTTTACAAGAAATAGAGGCAGGAAGATTTGAAGTTTACTTTGGAGATGGTGTTGTAAGTGGTGGTTTATCAGATGGTAATATTGTTACAATGCAATATGTGGTTTCAAATAAAACAGCTGCAAATGGTGCTACTACATTTTCAGCACCAACTTCTATAGATAGTGTAACTGGAATTACTGTGACTACTGTTGCATCTGCAACAGGTGGTGCAGAACCAGAAAGTATTAATTCCATAAAATTAAATGCACCATTAGATTATGCAGCTCAAGGTAGAGCAGTTACCACAAGTGATTACAAAACTTATGTAAGAAGACTATTTGCAAATACACAAGCAATTTCAGTTTGGGGTGGAGAAGATGGAAGCTATGATACAAGCACAGGAGTGAGTTCAACTCCAGAGTATGGTAAAGTTTTTATTTCTATTAAATCTACTACAGGTAATAATTTGACAGATACACAAAAAACTAATTTAGTCAATGATTTAAATTCATTTAAAGTTTCTTCTGTTACTCCAGTAATTGTTGATGCAGAAACTACAACACTAATACTGAATACAACTATACAATATGATTCAAGTTCTACAACACAATCTGCTTCAGACTTAACATCTTTAGTAAATACAACAATTTCAAATTACAACACTTCAGAGCTTCAGACATTTAATGCTCCTTTTAGACATTCAAAACTTTTAGGTTTGATTGATAATTCAGATACAGCAATATTAAATAACACCACAACTGTAACTATGGCTAAACTATTTACTCCAGAGATATCAACTTCCAAAAACTATAATTTAAATTTTAATAATAAATTTTATAACCCACACTCTGGCCACAATTCCGCAGGTGGTGGTGTTATTGCATCAACTGGATTTTATCTAAACGGAGTTACAACTACTACATATTTTTTTGATGATGATGGTGCGGGCAATCTTAGAATTTATAGTATCGTATCTGGAGAAAGAGTTTATCTTAATTCAACTGCAGGAAGTGTAGATTATGTAAATGGAATTATTTCAATAAATGCAATAATTATTACAGCTGTTGCTGAAGTTGATAATTCATCTTCATCACAAATTCGTGTAACTGCTATTCCAAATTCATATGATGTTACTCCTGTACGAAATCAAATACTTGAAATAGATTTAACAAATACACAGATATCTGCAGGAGTTGATGCTACTGCTACAACTGGAGTTGGATACACAACCACCACAAGCACTGCTGGTACTACAACAACAAATGTAGCATCAACTTCATCAACACCATCTAGTTCGGCGTATTAATAAATGGCAGACCAATCAAAATTTACTAAAAAGGTATCACCCCTTATAGAAGGGCAGGTGCCTGATTTTGTTCAAGCAGACCACCCAGTATTTGTGAATTTTGTAAAAGACTATTTTCAGTTTTTAGAAGCTGGTCGTTTAACTCTTACACAGACGATAAATTATGTTGTTCAAGAAACTGCAAGTACATCATATATTTTAGATGAAACTGATGGTGAGAGAATTGTTACAGAGATTGGGGAAGGCACTCTTGGCCAATTTGTTGTTGGTGAAACTGTAACTGGTGGAACATCAAAAGCAACAGCAAAAGTTGTTGTAGAAGATTCTAGAAATACATACCTCTATATTACTGGTCAACAAAAATTTGCTAATGGTGAAACAATAACTGGTGGAACTTCTAATTCTACTGCAACTGTTGTTGAGTATCGTGGAAACCCTATACAAAACATTCAACAGATGCTTGAATATGCAAATGTAGATAATACTCTTTTTGATTTCTTAGACCAAATGCGAGATCAGTTTATGGTTTCTATACCAGAAAATTTAGCTTCTGGAGTTGATAAAAGAAAATTAATAAAAAATATTAAAGACTTATATGCTTCTAAAGGAACGTCTGAAGGCCACAAATTATTTATGAGAATGTTGTTAGGAGAAAATTCTGAAATTTTTTATCCTAACGAATATATGATGAGATTGTCTCAAGCCGAATGGTCAACACAAACATTAATTAGAGTTATTCCGATAGGTGGTGCTTCTGGAGATGAAGTTGTTAATCAATTAATTACTGGTGGAACGTCTGGTGCAACAGCCATCGTTGAGAG